TGGAAGAAGGCGATGAATTAACTAATTTTAGATGGGCATTAGGGAGTTTACCTCTTATAACTCCACATGTTATGAAACAGTCTAACGGAATTCCTGTACCTAAAGGATTCTGTGAGCAGACTTATAGGTTTAATAATTTTTGGATAATAGAAACACCTAAAAATTGGTCATGTATATTCAAACATCCGTCATATTATGATGATCTTCCTTTTAAAGTTCTTGAAGGATTTGTTGATACAGACAAGTATCCTTTGTCTGTAAATTTTCCCTTCTTTATAAAAGAAGAATTTACTGGACTTATTGAAAAAGGAACACCAATTGCTCAAGTTATACCATTTAAAAGAGAAAATTTTGATGTTAAGTTTTACAAATATAATTCAAATCTTTTGTTTAAGTGGTATAAGGCGTCTTCGAATTTTTTCAACATATATAAAAGACATTTTAGAACAAAGAAAAATTTTAAGATTTCAAAGTGTCCCTTTCATTGATCAGTTCACTTTTATAAATTTTTTTAGATATTTCCCTTAAAAACAAAGCCGTTTGTAAGGGTGATATATGATTTATAAGTCTTTTTTCTGCTATAAGTACTTTTGTTTCTGACCACTTAGGATATATGAAATGTATACATTCATGAAACATAGTTGGAATGATATCTTTTCTGTAATCAAACTCCAAAAGATCATCGTAGCACAATCCCATAACTCCTTTCATCTTTCTTATTGAGAAAAATTCAGGTTTTTTTGTTTTTACCAAATCCAAACAATTGTTGTATATTTTAGTTAATTGTCTTTTTGTAAATTTCATTATTGCTTTTATATTATAAAAACTATATTCTCTGTGGATGGCAAAATCAATAAAAAGTTTTGACGATTTCATTTTTTTAACTGAAAAATTTAAAAATGTTAGGTTTTTTGAAAAAGATCACAAATATAAAATAAATGGAATTTTATCAAAATATTCTGTAACTTCTCTTTTAAAAAAATATACTTTAGAATTTGAATCTGAGAAAATAGCTAAAAATGTAGCATTCAAGCAAAATAAAAAAGTAGAAGATGTTCTTAAAGAATGGGATTTTAAAAAAAATTATTCTTGTTTTAAAGGTACAGAATTTCATAAATACGTAGAAAATTTTTTAAATAGAAAATTTAATTCTATTGATGACAAATCATTTGAAGAATTTTTATTATTAGAAAATCACAAAAATATAAATCAAAAAAAAGAGGAGTATATTCAAACCTTTAAAAAAATGATAATTCAATTTTTAAATTTTTATAAATGGTATGATGAAAATTATTATTTTTTAAAGTCTGAATTTGTTATTGGTGATGAAGAAAGTGGTATTTGTGGAACAATAGATAATCTATCATACCATAAAAAAGATAAAACATTGGCTATATTGGATTATAAAACAAATCAAAATATTAAAGAAAAAGGATTCAAAGGACAAAAAATGATTAATGATCTTTCACATTTACAAGATTGTGAGTTGGTTAAATATTCGTTACAGCTTCATATATATAAACATATTTTAGAGAAACATACAGGTTTTGAAGTAAGTAAGTTACATATTATTTGGTTTCCTGAAGACAAAAATTATGAGATTATAAATCCGCTTTGTTTGGAGGACGAGGCCAAAATGTTGCTAAATAAAGAAATATTATTTAATGAAAATGTATCTTGATAGAGTAAATATTATTACAAACTAAAATTATGATTGATCCATTAACACAAAAATATTTAGAAGTTATTAATGAAAAATGTGCCGATAAAGGCATTGTAAAAACAAACCTTAAAACAGGTTCTCCTGCTTTTGGTGATTTAAAAACAGCAAATGAACCACAAGAAAATGTTTCTCTGAAGAAACCAGTAGAGGGTGAGCATAATTCAGATGATGATAATGGAGAAATGGAAAAAACCAAACCTTATAAAGATATGAAAGAAAATAAACAATTAAATCCGTTTGAAACTCTTTATAATAAGATATTATCAGAAGAAGATTCTTTTGGATGGTCTATGGATAAAGATGAAGACGAAGATGAAGAAAAAACAGGAGATGTTGATAACTTTGAATTGTCGGATGAATCAGAATCTGATGAAATGGATGATGAAATGGATGATGAAATGGGTGATGAAGGTGATTCTGAGGAAGTGACGTTTACTCTTGATAAAGAAACCGCTCAAAAATTAATTGAAGTTCTTCAAGCTGCTATTGGTAATGAAGATGAAGAAATGGGTGAAGATGAAGAAATGGGTGAAGATGAAGATATGGGTGAAGATGAAGATATCTTCTCATCTGAAGATGAAGACGAAGAAGATTCTTTAGCTAAAGAAGCAGTTGATGCCGAGATTGTTGGTCATTCATTAGTTGATCAAGAAAAACTTTTAAAAGGAATGAATAATCCTAAAAATAATGTAGTTAAAGGATCTCTTTCTGCAAAGAAAAAGAAAGCAAATGTTCCTAATACCGGAAAAGGTTTTAAAGGTGAATTAACCAAACATAAAGAATCTGCTGGTAAATCATTACAAGGTAAAAATAATAAAGTAAATGCAGTAAATGCAAAAAACAAAACACTTGTTGATAATAAGTAAGTAAAAATAAAAAAATTAAAACATAAAAAACTCCACCTGTTTAGGTGGAGTTTTTTTATAAATACATATATGAATTTTAAACAGTATGTTAAAGAGTCTTTATCTATTTCTTTATTAAAACCAACAAAAAGATCTAGAGAACATCAACAATCTATCAATAGAGGAATTAATAGAAGTAAACAAAATTGGGTTCCTTATTCAAGGAGAACAAAAGCAGCACATCCTATTATAAAATTAATGATTGATAACAATTTAAATGAATATAATCTTAAAAATATAAGAGATGTTTTTTCTTTAGCAAAGGCATATAATCATAATATAGAAAAAGAACAAAAAGATTTTGTTAAAAGTTTAATGAGAACTCCGTTTTTTCTTATAAAAAGAGGAAATACATATAAAGTAATTAGAAAAAAATAAAATGGAATCTGTAAGGTTTTTAAATAAAAAAATAAATCTGAACGAAAGATCCAATTTTGATAATTGGAACAAAGAACAGATCAAAATGTATGGACAGGAAATAAAATTCTTTTCTAATCTTACATCATTGTCCTCTGTTCATACATTATATGGAGAAGATACTGTTAGTGGTTTTGGTGAAGGAAAAGAACTTATTGTTTTATTGAATTTAAATAATGATAGTTATCTTCTTTCTAAGTTTGGTATTGTTGCTGATAGTGATTTAAATGGTGTTATACATCCTAAGATGTATGAAGATGTTTTTGGTGTTGGTTCTGAGCCAAAGGCTGGTGATGTGGTTGAATTATCAGAATTTGGTTCTGATAGAATACATTTTCCAAAAAGAGGCGCAACAGTCTATGAATTAACGGAAGTCATAGATGAGTTTCAAATAAACCCATTAGGAGGTCATTATTTATGGTTCTTCAAGGCTAGAAGATATGAGTATAGCTATGAAACGGGAGGACCAGGTGCTGGTCAAGGAAATACTCAAAGAGATGATAATGATTCTTTAGAAGAAGCCTCTCAACAAAATTTTGATTATTTAAATAATCCCTGTTCTAATGATAGTGTATATGGAGATTATTAAATGCTTTTAGCATTTAAATCTTCACCAACCAATCTTCTTTGTATTTGATCTTCAACGCTAGATATATATTTTTTAATCTTAATAGGACTTAATTTGATATTTTCAAATTTTTTCTTCCTCTGTTCAGCTTCTTCTGCAATCATATTAATTGCTTCATATAAAGCTATCCAACGAGCATAATATAATGATTTATCAAATACATTTTGGTTATTTGATAAATTTAATTTATTTTTCTTTATTGTCTTCATCATCTTTTAAAAGTGAACTAATTTGGATTGTTTCATTTTGTTTAATAACAGTAAATTGTAGAATTACAGAATTTAACTTGTTACAAGAAGAACAATTAAATTCTAACTTTTCATTTTGATCAGGAATAAATGTTAGAATATTTTTTTCTGAACAATAAGCGCATTCAAGAATCGTTGAAAGGTTCTCAAGTTTATCCAATTCTTTTTGCCTGGTTCTTTCTTTAAAGAAAGAAATTATAATTTTGGCTATTACAGAATAAAGAACATATAATACCAAAAAAGAGAATAAGAAAACATATAAAAATTGTCCTCCTGAAAGAACAGAAATAAGACCAAACAAAGAGGACAATAACAGAATGGATACTATAAACTTTAATACATCTTTCATGTATTAAATATAAAAAGAATATATTCTAAAGTCAATAAAAATTTTAATTTATTTTTGAATCATCTAATACTTTTGACCCCATCAATTTAATGTGGTCAAGTATTCTTTTTATATCTCTTAAATATTTTTTAAGATTGGTCTTTTGTTCTTTGGTTAATGTTTTATTATTGTTAATACAATAATTAATTTTTTGACCAATTTCATAAAATGTAATATATCCATTGGTAAAATCTTCTATTATATTTTCCAATGGCCAAGGTATAGAACCTTTTATGGGTGGTTCTGGTAATCTTTCTCCACCCGGTCTTATATTTTGTTGATATGAATAATTGTAATCTGCTTGGTTTGACGGGACGAAATCTTTACGAGCAGGAGTTTCATATGCCGAATATGTTCTAATATTGGCAGAATTTCCTATCATTTCCTCGATGATTTCGTCTAATTTCATATATTTCCTACTTTAACAAGTTGATTACATCTAGGACAAACCCACTTAATCTGATTTCCTTGTGGCTTTCCATAAGCGGTTGCTCCACAATAAAAACATCCGATAGGTTTATTTGTAACTTTATTATAGTCTACTGTTTTTTGTTGTTTAATGTCCATTATATTATTTACTTACCTTCTGATGGTTTCCAATCATATTTTTGTGAATCGTTTGTTTGTAATTCTTTAAATTTATGAGTTATATATTTGCATAATTCAGAACGAACTATATCGTTTTCTGTTAATTCCATACAAAAAATACCATGTTCTCTTCCTTCTTCATTATTAAAAAGATCATATATTTTATTAAACCCAGATTTTCCTGTTGGCAAATCGCTTTGTTCTGGATCTCCACATAGAAATACTTTAGAAAATTCACCTATACGACTCATAATAGTATGAATTTCCCTTTTTGAAAAATTCTGTATTTCGTCAGCACATATAAATTTTGCAGAAAAATGTAAACCTCTTGCAAAGTTAATAGGACAAATTGTTAATCTGTTATCTTTTTGTAATCTATCTATATTTTGTTTACTTAAAAGTTCAGAGAACTTATCATGGAATGGTGTTAAGTAGACATTAAATTTCTCCATAATATCACCTGGTAAAAACCCTAATTTGGAATCAGATGATTCTACAGCAGATCTTACAAGAACTAAATCAGAAACTCTTTTTTTATTTAAAAGTGTTAATCCACAATACATTGCAAGAGTTGTTTTACTAGTTCCTGCTGGGCCTTTTAACAATAAAACTTTTGTTTTCTTATCTAGGAAAGTATCTATAATTTCTTTTTGTTTATTTGTCCAAGGTAAATCTTTTATAAATAAATCGAAATTTATTTTTTCTCTTTGAAAAACATAAGGAGAATTATCTTTATTAATTTCTGGTTCATGAACAGTTTCAAAAGAAATGTTCCCTGTCTTTTTAGTTTTTTTAGAACTCATTTAAAATATTTTTAATTTTAATATAATTTGTTTAAATTAAACAAATTACCAATTTTTGCAACTCAGGTATTTGGCTGTGCCTGGTTTTGCTTTTGAACATCCGTGTCTTGCACGAAAACTTTTTTTTCTTTTTGTATTTCCTGATTTCCCAGTAACTTTAACACCCTTTTGTCCAAAATGTACTCTTTTATATCCTTTGCCATTTGGATTTTTTACACACTGCATATATTTTTTACCTTTTCTATCACTAGACGCTTTCTTTGTTGGACCTGTACATTTAGCAGCTTCTTCCAATAAAGAAGAAACCAAATTATCAAAATTTTGTGGTATCATATTATTATTATTTACTCTAAGTTTTTATTTTTTTTTTAAATTGGTATTATTGAAAGATAAATATTTCTATAAAATATGGCTACAAAAATCATACAATCACCTAGAAGAATACAATCACCAGGCGTTCAAATCACTGAAATTGACCTAACAAGAAGACCAGCCGGACTAGCACCAAGAAGACCAGCCGCTATGGTTGCTGGCTTCGCTCCTCAAGGTCCAACTGATGAAATTGTTAGAATAACAAGTATGGCTCAATTTAATACTGTTTTTGGTTTACCAGAAACAGCTGCTGAAAGATATTTGTCACACACTGTTGAACAGTTAGCTTCTACTGGATCAGATGTTCTTGTTACAAGACTTCCTTATGGTAAAAATGCTGGAGAAGGGATTCAAAACTATTATAGTGCATTATTTTTCCCTATTATTCCTCACGGAAAAACATATGGTGAAGCCGAGACATATTATGTGCTTCCACCAAAATCTGTTCTTTTAAGTGAAGATGCATATGAAAACCAAATTAAAGATAGAAACATTGCATGGACAAATGGTTTTCAAGTTTCATCAGTAGCAAACAAAACATTTAGTTTAACATGGGATCAAGCAAGTGCTATATTTTTAGATATAGTTAATGATTTGAGTGTTACTGATGTTTCATTTGTAAACAGTTATTTTGGTCCATCGGAGACTGTTTATACTGGACCTGTTGTTTTACCAACACAATTAAATTTATCCAGACCATTGACGTCATTTAATCTTCAGAGATTATTTGAACAAAGAATAAACGACAAAATTGATAGTTTGGCATATGAATCAAACAACGAAACAAATCAATTGAAAAAAGAAGCATTTGGTGTTCCTACTGCTTGGGCTTCTGTGACTACTAATTTATCACTTACAAGCTATGCTGAACAGCTTTCCGCAAAAAGTTCAACCAGAAATAATTTTAATATTCCTATTAATTATACTTTAAATTATTTAACAGATTACGCTGATAACGTTGATAAATTCACAATTAATAGCATAGATGATATTAATAAAGCAGGAATAATAATTGTTAATAGTGATAAAGTAAGAAACAATGATTTATTCGAAGGATTTTATATTGGATTAACAGATAATTCTGATGATACTCCTTATACAGATTTTAATGCAGTTACTTCATTACAGGCTGTTAATTCTATTTCTGCTATTGATGGAATGCCTCTTTCAGATTCAAACAAAGCTATTCAAACATTCTTCACAGTTCCAGAAGAAAGATTAAATTTCACTTTATCAGAACCTTATTCCAGTATTAATTTTCAGAGTGTTTCTGAAAGAATGGCAAGATGGCCCTCATATGATTTCTCACAAGATTCATTTAATGATTGCTTGAAACTGTTTGTATTCAGAATTAATACATCAACAAATTTACAAGATGCTATTACATTAAATACTCCATCAACAGTAGAAGCTTATGTTGGTTCTTTATATTCACAAAGAAAACAGAATAATCCTAATGGTGGTAGACTTGTTAATTTCTTTATCGAAAATAAAGTTGAAAATAATTCAAATTCAAGAATTAGAATGGTAGTAAATCCAAATATTTCTGAATCTGGAACATGGACTGATTCTTTTGCTATGCCAACAAAGAGAGTAATAATCTCTGATGCAGCAAAATCGCTTTGGGCTACTGGTATATATACACCAAGTACTGTAACTAGTCAAAATAAACGAATTGGAAATTTAATGTTAAAATTAGATAGAACATTCCAAATGTATGAATTAACCGAAAATGAGACAAAAAATCTTGATATTGTTTGTGAAGCAGGATTAGGAACAATTCATGCTGGTGTTAAATATCAAGAAAATATTACAGGAAATATAGATCAAGAAACATTTGATGATACAATTCCTGTTGATATTTCTAACTTAAAAATTATTCCAAAAAATTA